AGATATGGTATCTTTAACACCACTTTCTTTAATATTATCCAATAAACTTTGTTTTAAAGTATCTTCTTTAATTAGTTTATATTGTTCTTCTGTTATTAATATCTTCATATTTTATAAATAATCGTTCAATAACATTTCAAATAGTTTATTTAAATATTTTGTTTCCAATTCACCAATACTTACATCATAATCACTATAATATTCGTCATACATAGTACCATCCTCATCAAATTCCCATACCGTAACATGTACTAATAAATTGTCATTATAATTCTCAATAAAATCAATATAAGATTCAAATGTGTGATCATCCTCACCATCAAATTGATCATACAAAATATCAGAATCTACTTCGTGCAAATAGATTCTACCTCCACCACCATAAACAGGATGTTCTTCATCAAGTCCAATTATTTCTTTGATTAATTCTATCTTACTCTGTCTTGAATCAAAGTAATTGGGTAAAAGAGTTATGAAATTATCGTATCCACCCATGAACTTAATGGTATCTATAATACCAAATTCTTTAATATTATCCAATAAACTTTGTTTTAATGAATCCTCTTTAATTAATTTATATTGTTCTTCTGTTATTAATATCTTCATATCTTATAAATATATCAACACACAAAAAAGGTGAAGTATTACCTCCACCTTTTTGGGGTCGTTCACGGATTGTGAACCAACAGCCACCACTTTGTTTTAAAGATTAACAAAGAAACTAACCTTCCAACTTAGATTTAGCAACAACAACTTCAGCAATTGAATGTTCTTTAGTCTTACCAACAACCAAACACTCCTTTAAAATCATATGTGGAATGTGGATTAAAAAATCCTTCCCATTAAATGTAGAAAGATTTTGATTAAGTTCAATTGATGAATGAACCATATTTAAAAATATTTTAAATTGAACTTCATCCAAAAAAGACTCGTTTAATACTTCACCATAAACCGGATGAACAATAATGATGTGTTTGTGTGTTGCCATATTTTATTATTTTTACAAATATAATATTTTTTTTTAAACTAATCTATTTTTTTATATACAATTTTTGATATCAAAATGTCATTTTTAGATATTCCAAAATATTTTAATTCCTCAGCAATAATTTTAGCAATAGAACTACGATACCAACCATTAAACCTTTTTATTTTTTTTTGGCAAAATTCATTTGATCTAGAATAATTCAAATTACACATATCAACATTTACGTCCACCTCATAACAAAAATCACCGTAATATGAATTGTATTTCCTAATAGATGTGATTTTAAACTTTGATGTAACTAAGTCATTATCAAACAACCCTTCATATCTAGTGTCAGGTAATATGATAGTATTTTTAAAATACTTTTTAATGAACTTTATGTCCTTATCTGAAATACATTTACCAATTTTATATTCGTTCTTCATAGAACAAATATAGTAAAAAAAAATTAAGGCACAAAAAAAGGGAAACATTTATTTCCCTTAAATTTTTGTAGCAACGCCTTGGAATCGCACCAAGTTTATCTGGCTTATGAGACCAGTAAGATTCTATACCTTCCGCCTGCTATTAATAAAAAGAACGCTGAGATTACACGTTTTACTAGGAACCTTTAGAGTCATTATTGTTTCTACTCTTATCCACCATCTTTTGAATGGTATTTCCCATCACCGATTGGTTAGACCAATCACTCCTTGACAGCATAACTACTCTCCTATTACTTAACACTCTCCGAGAATGCCTCCCCAGTTAATCCTTGCGGGATTAGAGGTTTTTGGTAGAAATACACTCAGACTTGGGGTCTTTATGTGCCACGGACATCCCGTGACTAAGTGGGTGACTTCCGTTATACTGTGACGGACACTTTTCCTTTCTGTCATTATTAAAATTCCTTAATTTTTTAACATAAGTTTTTGTGTTGTGGATTGTGAAAGAAGTGGTCCGCCAACCAAGCCAACTCATCTTTTTAATGAATTGATACTTAACTTCTCTCTGAAACTTCCCAGTCTCCATATTTCAAGATTACTTCGTGATTAACCCCTTGGTAGAAGTTTATCAAGGTTAGTAACGACACCACTCGTACACTAACATACCTTTCGGTTTTAAGTATCCTATAATATTGGGAAACGCAATAATAGAATTGGATAATTCCATTTTTTGCAACATCCCTACGGGTTATTCCTATTAGTGTCCCCACCTCAATCAGACGACCCACATCGCCCAATCATCTAACCACTTTCCCTACAGCGTTGCCCTCAGTACTAAAGGTTAAACGGTATCCCGCTTGCGTACTCAAGTTCGTTCTCACAAACCGCAAATTAGTTACACTTCTAATTCACTTTATCCTACTTTCGTAGTTTATTTTTATCACCCCCGAAGGAATGACACCACATTGTGGATGGATCATACGCGACCCAAATAACCTAATGATTTATACACTTAAACAAAGGGAGGTGTTATTTCGCTTCTTTTACGTGTATAAACGTTTGGTTTGTTTTTATTTCAAAGAACTTTTATTAAATTTACCACTTTTTATTTTACTTGTCAAGTGGTCAAACAAGTTTTTTTTTAATACTTCTCTACATAAACGTTATCCGTTCCGTAGTTTCTTGCTTGTACCTCTGCGAATTCTGCATTCGGTGTGTAGCATTTCTTACCTTCTAGGTTGTAGTAATAAAAAATCTCCACAACTTCGTTAGTTACATCACTCATACGACTGATTTTTTTTGGTTAATACTATGTCAATTCCCTTTTTTAAATTAGGTCGTTTCCCAATTGTTTTACAAACTTACAACATTTAGTTTGTTTTGTCAAGTTTTTAATGTAAAAAAAATGAATTTTTTTGTTAAGATAAATATAAATATATCAAAAAATAGCAAAAGACAAAAAATATATCAAATTTTTAATAATTCTGTTGCAATATTTTTAAATTTACCCTTTAATGGTATTTCAAATACTTTTTTACCAGGAAATGTATAACTCTTATTTGGTAACATTAATTTAAAATGCCCCGTTTCATCAATCCCCACCAATGGAAATTCAACATCCATCATTGTAATATTTGAACTATTAATTAATGTACACTTACCGGGGTAATCCCATTGTCCTCTATTATCCTTTACACATTCCATTTTATCAAAGATATAATCCCAATCCTTTTGGTTTAATATATCTTTTTTTTGGATGTGTCTCTTAAGTAAAGTGACAATATCTGAATTAGTATGTGTTTCTTCTTTATTCATTTATGTCCACCATTATTTTTTAAAATGTTCGTTAATCATCATTTTAATTAAGTCTCGTTTTGTGATGGATTCACTGGTTAATTCCTGTGATTCAATTTCAGAATTCAATACACGAACAAACTCATCTTGTATTGCCTTTGTAAGTTGAACATATGTTGTTATTTCTTCAGTTGGTTCAATATTTACATTAACACCTTCTTTATTAATAACCTTCATTGCCGCTTCTAATTGTTTTGGGCTTATCGTTTTGAATTTTAATAATTTAGTTTTAATATCATTAACAAATGGATTATTTCCACTATAATTTACGATTGGTTGTAGTTCAGGTTCAAATTCATCAACAGGTTCTTGATTTTTTTTACTTTTACTAAAAAGATACATCATACCACTAACATTAGTAATTTTCCTATGTCCACCACTGTTTGCCTGAATGATATCCCACCCACTAACACTTACTCTATCCAATAAATCTTTTTGTTTACTACTCAATGTTCTATACAACTTTGATGACATATCTGAAAGTATATCCAATAGTTTATCACCCCCATTAACTTTAAATGATGGTGATTTACCATATAATGCCAACATATCTTTTAATGTAAATCCAACTGACGAATAATCTGCACTTGATTCTGATATTCTTTTTATCGTACCAAACGTTACATCCATACCCTTTAACATTGGTTCAAACTTTTGTAATACAACATCCTTCATTTCACCAAGATTAACATCCTTAAGTGAAATGTCTTTTTTAAATGGATTACATGATGCTTGAACAAGTCCCATCGGCCAAGCTATTACAATAAAATCAGCATCAGGATTATTTTTAAATGGTGTATATCTATCATAAGAACCCGGTTTTACCATAGAACCACCACCATATTGAACAATAATTTTACCAACACGTTTAACCTTGTCACTTTCACTTTGTTTTTGTATATATGCTTGTTGATTTGATGTTAATTCTTCAGGTTTAGCATAACCTTTATCAATGATTTCTTTTTTAATGTTGTTTAAAATACTTAATAATGATGGTTTTGAATTCATAACCAAACCTTCCAAAAACCCAGGTTTGTTTTTAAAAGCCAGTAACAACTTATTTGTCACAAGACCCATCATTAATTTATTTTGACTTAATGTCTTATCTTTATCAAATTTAAATAAGAAATTCATTACCATTTCTGGTGTTATTTCATTTTGAGCAAAATTCGCAGAATCAACAGTGGATATTAACATAATATCATCAGAAGGGAATATATCTCTTGGTGACATTAATTGTGATATGGTTTCAACATTTGATCGTGAATGTTTGAAACTTGTTGCTGTATCTTGTTCAACACCTGCTTGTGAATCATGGTGATCCGTATGAATAACAAACATGGGTTTGCCATGAGCAAAATCAACTAATACCGGCATCACATCACCTGAACCTTCAGGTTTTTTAATTGCAAATTCCTTATCTCCGTATTGTATTACTTCAGCATCAACGACTTCAATTCCGTTCTGCTCCAAATAGTTCTTCATGGCAATTGCCGTAGTTACTCCGTCAAGATCTTGGTGAAAGTAGATTTTAGCTTTTTTATATCTTTTTGCAATATTTTTAATATCACGTAACCCACTTTCTGCCAGGACGTATCGTTTTTTACTGTTCATAATTTATTGTTTTTTATATAAATATGTCTTATAACAAAAAAACCCCAACTATTATTGGGGTTCATTAAATTCTAATTTTTGTTGTCGTTTTTGTTCCACAAACGTTTGTACTCGTTCTTTTGCTATATCCGCATAGTTTGGTGATAATTCAATACCAATCCACCTACGATCCAATAATTCAGCAGCCACCAATGTTGTTCCCGACCCAGCAAACGGATCCAATACGATGTCGTTTTTGTAGGATAATATTTTAATTGCCTTTGTTGGGATGTCCATACTAAAAGTAGCTTTGGTTAATGACTTGGTATCTGCAAAATACTTCCATTGTCCAAAAACAAGTTCCATAAACTCTTTTTTGTCAAGGTCGTCATATACCACCTTCTTCTTTATTGTTCCATCTTCTTGTTCTATTTCAGTTGGAACTCCCTTCCACTGGGGTTCACCTTTTGTTAATTTTTTTGGTGAATTCTTGTAAGCAATTATGATACATTCTTTTGGGTTATAAATATATGGTTGACTACAACTCATCCATGAACCCCATGCAGTTGTTTTACTACGGTGTGGGGATTCTTCTTCTAAGTCAATAAGTCCAAACCATTTATATCCAATTTCTTTCATTACATTCCATATTTCTGAAACAATAAAAACTCTCCCACCCCTATCTTTAAGATTAATTTCGAATGGAATATTAACACAAATTCGTCCATCATCTTTTAAAAGTCTGAAAGCACTTCTCAACCATTTTTTAGAAAACTCAAGGTATTCATCTAAGGTTGTATTATCATCATAAACATCATAAGAAATGTTAACAGAATATGGTGGTGACGTACAAATTAAGTCTATTGATGATTCAGGTAATGTATTCATAACTTCAACACAATCACCATTTATAATTTTACCAGTTTCTAACATAACTTCTCTAATTGTTCTATGTGATGTTGGAGGTACCAAGCCGCTTTACGCAAATCCTCTAACTCCTTATCTTTATTTTTTTTACCAGCTCTTGAGATGTACTTAATGGTATTACCCAAACTAAAACCTAAGTTCCAAGCATCTATCACTTTTATCGCTTCATAAACATTATCCGACCCACCATAATGGACAGGATGGTTTACGTGTTCTTTTTGTTCCATATTATTTTTTTAAATATTTCTCAACCCTTGATAATGTTACTAAAAACATCACAGAAACCCCAATAGATAACAATACCCATATAGGTTGGTTTTTATAACCAGAATAAAACCCTGATAAAATTATAATAACCGCAAATAATGCAACTATAAAAGGTGTTAAAATCTTGGAATCAGCAGCAACTTCATAACGTTCTGTCCATATCAATCTATTTATTGCATCTTGCATATCTTTACCATAAGCAGGTACACTATGTACCATACCATCAACTTCTTCTATGGTGATAAGGTATTTAAAATACCCAGGACTTGTTTTGCTTGGTTCAATTAATTTGCAATCAATTGCCTTTCTTTTGTTTTTTGGCATATATATAAATTTTTAATCGTATAATCCTTGTTCAATTAAGTATGTTCTTACAACCCTTCCCAAATCATAATCGTTTGGGTTTTGTTTTGCGAAATATTGGATGTTATCATAAATTGTTTGCAAACGATTTAAATCCATCATTACACGTTCTCTTGCCACTTTTAGGTGGGAAATTGGTTGTTTATACCCGAATTCTTTCTCTTGTCTCAATTCGTTTAGACCTCGTTTTTTTGATTCCATAATGTTTTTTATTTTAAAAATAATGAATTATTTT